TCACACATCAACAATGACTTACCAACACCTTGCGATGCAAGAAGAACATTCAACGTGCCAGGTAAAAATCCAGTTCCCAGTCTTCTGTTTATAGACATATGCTGGGTTTTTATACCAAATTCTCTTTTCGAGTAGTAATCTATCTGAGATTGTATATCATCAAAATCTAACCCTAAGTCGGAATCAATCTGTACTTTGTTCATCTCTTCAACAAGAGACTGAGCTTTCTTGATTTTTGACTCATCCTTATTCATCAACCCTTCAGAACCGATTTCAAGTGATTTGTAGTATATAGAATCTTTAATAAATTTTACAGTTTCGTCAAGCATGAACTCTGTGTTAGAGTTTAACTCTGTGGAAACAACTTTTTTTAATGACTCAGTAATAGATTTTCTTAACTCAGAATTTGGAACATCTTTAATCATGGTGATCAAAGCTGTTTCGCTTGGTCGTTCATGATATTTTGAGTAGTATTTTTTCAAAAGATTAAATGATTCTTTATTACCTATCTCTTTGAAATAATCTGTTTTTAAAAGATTAAAAATTTTGTTGAAAAATGTTCCGTCGTATATAAGACTTTTTAGAAGTATCTGCTCAAACATAGTTTTTACAATATATTGTAAGTACACAAAAAGGTTTCACATCGTGAAACCTACCCGATAACACACTTGTATGTTTACCACTCATCTACAGGTGATGTTTTTCTTTTAAAATTGTAACCCATACATTCACACATCAAGCTAAGAGGCTCAATAAAACTTTTTTCAAACATTGTGTCGTAGTCAATTATATCTTTGAGATATGTGTCAACAAATCTAGAGTTTTTGTATGCAATGCAATCCGAATTGAAAATGTTAGGTTCTAACAATCTAACATATTTAAACTTCTCGGAGGGTTCAATAGGACTGTAATATGACGACAAATTGTTGTCCTTTACAAACTTATTATAAACAATAGCGCATCGTGACAACATAGGAACACCTTTGTCACTCAGTCTGTAATTTAAGTTGTTTGCTTTACCAACCTGAGCAATATCGTCAATATGTGATTTTGTGTAACCACATTTTGTTTTTTCCATCCACTGTTTTAGACTATCTTCATCGCCATCGAACAGTATAGGTATAGCATCTCTGATGTTGTCTTTAACCCATTGAGGCGTTGTTGATTTTGCTAATTCCAAACCCATAACTTTAATATGAGGATTGTTAACATCGTAACGTGTACCTTCAGAATCGCGAACTCTAGCATAGTATTTCTTCTTGGCGCAGTTAACCATTACGTCACACACGACTTCTTTTTTTGCTTTGATACGTGATTTATCGAACACGTTAAAATCTTTAGACATATCATCTATAGATTTATCTATGACTGGCTGAATCACTTTGTCAGAGAAATCATTACAAAAATCAACAAGTTCGTTTAGATCTGCATCTGGGTGTGATTGTTTATACTTATTTACAAAAGGTTCAATTGTATAATAAACACTATCCGTATCCCCATATATTACATACTTTTGGTTCCATGGCAAAATTTCCTGAAGTTTGTCTTCAATATAGTTTGCAGTTTTCTGTATGAAATACCTACCGTTGCATGTAATACCGGATGCATAACCTAAGTTATACAAAGGAAAAAACGCATTAGCCGTTGCACCATACAAAGAGTTAATAAGAATTTTTTTAGTTAACTGATTTATGTGGTACTCAAATGCTTTATCATGAGCTTCAGTGTATAATTTTAACAACTGCTCATTTGAAAGTTTTTGAAGATCAATGTCGGTGTATTCAAGTAAATCCATGTCTAAGCCTCCACCTTAACGCCTCGTTCTGACAGAACAGAACCAATTTTCACAGCCAACTGCTCATATTTAAACATTGTTTTCTTGTCTTTTTTTCTGTTGTCGTATATCTCGTTGACAAGTCTTGGTATGATACCAAGTTTTTTTCTGAAACACACCCCGTTTACACACATAGATATGTCATATTTTCGTAACAACTCAGAAGTCTTGTCTATTACTGATTGATCAAGTTGTAATCTACGTTGCTCATCTGTGTTGTCATAATACTTATCAATAAGACTTCTCAAATCATCAGGTAAATCATCATGTTGAATCAGGTTTTCAGGACTCATTCCAAACCCTGCAATGCTTAGTTGAGGGTACATACTGTTAACGTCAAGATTCATGACCCACACATGCTTACCTCTGATAGGTTCTCTTACGTACCCACCAGAGTATGATGATTGTTCTCCTTCAGAAACTTTGTTGATGATTTTGTCCTCAAAATAAGCAACATTGCTTATGTACTGAGACCAAGGTTTCACAGTACCCATAACATCGCTTAACAACACTCCCATTGTTTGCGCGATATTCATCATAATTTTGGTAAGGCTGAGTTTATTATCTATATCTCTTAACAGTATAACATCTTTAATACCATAGTATACAAACTGAAAGTTTACGTATTTGGTAATAAGTTTCTCATTTTCAGCATACTCAGGTGAACTTTTATCAAGCTGATTTCGTTTAATCATGCACTGGCGTATGAGTTCTCTCACTGGTTCGTGATATGGTGTGTCAGATATTTCATATTTTTCACCTGTGTAAAATGAATCAAACGTAGGGAACTCGTTATGTTCTATTTTATTAGAGTGCACTTCAATACTTGCTATCGTGTCAAGTGAGTACGATGGTCTTGGCTCCATAACAAACTTTTTGTACACGTTCATCAAATCAATAAACTGATGGCCACACGATTTAAGTTTCCATACTTTTAGCCCGCCTGACATATCAAATTTTTGAAGTGTAACCGATCCATAGTTAGACAATCTGTTTGGATTTAGTCCTAGCCGTTTGATGCGATTATAAAGATAAGGAAAGTCAAACCCCTCGCCATTCCACGCATACACAATCAAAGGATCTATTTGTCTAAAAATGTTTAAAAAACCATCAAGCATGCTGATTTCATCGTCATACTTAATGTACTTGCATTTAACACTCATAGTGTAGTCGTCTCGTGGTTCCCAGTCTTTAAGGCCTAACACAACAACACTGTTACGCACAAGGATTTGGATCAGCGTGACTTGCTCCGAAACTGCTTCAGCATCGGGCGGGTTTAATGCTCTTGTTTCAATATCAAGATATATAGTTTTAGGATTAGAGTTATATTTTTTATCTCTCCAGTATTTATCTCTAATGTTACGATATATAGGAGGAGTAACGCCATGGCATCCATCTGCATTTTTCGAACTGCCTAAACGCTTTTCAAACTTACTTAACGGATCAGTTATAAGTGAGTATTTTCCATCACGCGAAGGCACATAATATTCGTATGAACCATCTATGTTGCAGAGACACGATTTGCCGGTATCGGTGTCTAAACACCTTTCCCAATATTTGTAATTTTCATACCAACTGGCTTCAAATAATTTCACAATTTACTCCTTTACACATATTCAGCGGGATCTTTTAGCCCTAAGTTCTTGAATATTTCTAATCTTTCTACACAGGTTGGACACTTTCCACATGCTTTTCCATTCTTTGGGCTATAACAACTTAAAGTATTCTTCATTATAACATTTAAGTCTAAACCCAACTTTTCACAACTGTCAATAGCATCTTCTAAGACCTTTTGCTTAGTGACTTCCACATAAGGATTGTAAGCATGTATATGCTCAGGATTATAGTTTCCCTTTTGAAAAGCATTAAATAAAGTATCAAAGAATTCAGGAGTACAGTCAGGATACACAGAAACTTCATTGGCATGAATTCCCATACAGATACTAACATCATTTCCTGTGTCGTTATAGAGACTTAACGCATGCGCATAGATAATGCTGGCAAAGATGGCGTTTCTGTTTGGGACAAAGATTACTTTCTGATTTTCTGAGCTATATGCTCCTTCAGGGGTTTCCACATCTTTTCTTGTTAAAGATGATCTGAGGTTACACATAGCATCAGAAATGTCTAAAATCTCATAGTCGATATTAAAGCCCCTTGATTTTAAATATTCTATATTTTTATATAATAAACACAATTCAAAAACGTTCTGTTTTGAACCATAATTAAAATTTACGATATGAACATTAAAATCATTCTTTAAAAGATTCAAAAGTAAAGACGTAGAGTCTAATCCGCCACTGCAACTTAAAATAGCTTCTTTCATTTTAACTCCTAAAAAATATCCTCTTAGTAGATGATATTATAATGCATTATGTGTAAATTACACAAGAGGGTCTTCCAATCCCAACTTCTTAAACGCATCCAATCGCTCAACACAACTATGGCAAATGCAACAAGGCTTTCCATCCTTAGAACCTTCGTAACATGTCCACGTATCTTCAAATGGAACACCTAATTCCCGACCAAGTTCTATCTCCTCAACCTTAGTCAAGTTGAGAAAAGGGGTTAATACTTTTATCTTGTATAAGTCATTTAAAAGTGTTAGTTCATTTAGCTTTTCATAGTAACTTGGTCTACAATCCCAAAACCCATTATTATCACCATTCTGAATACCTAGGAATACATACTCTGCTCTTAGGGACTCTGCATAACTTAAAGCGATAGACTGAAACACTAAGTTCCTGTATGGAACGACGAAGTTTGCTTGAACATCATTCTTAGACTCTTCGTTTGTTGGAAGGGCCACTGTTGTTTTATCAGATAATGAACAAACATCTTTAACAATATCCCCTATAAAGGAAATATCAATTACTTTTAATGGAGAATCAAGTTTCTTTGCAGTAATCTTTGCTTTTTCTAACTCGATATTGTGTCTCTGACCATAGTTAAATGCTAAGAGTCTTACATCTTTGTAATATCTCTTTAAAAGATAAGCTAAAACAGTGGAGTCTAAACCTCCACTTAAAACACAAACAACAGGTTTATCTGATTTTGGTAAATTATAATCCATTTCTTTTCCCTTTAAAATACTTTAGTGCATCTTTAAACTGATTTACTCGGTTTTCGACGGTTCCCGAAAGAATAACAACATTCTTAAGGTCTTTAATTAAAGACTCAAAATTTTCCAAAACTTTGTCTCTAAATTCTTTGTTAAGACTCCTCACGCCATCTTCTACCATCTCAAATTCTGGTCTAAGATAGAGAATGACATCATACTGACTTACCGCATCTTTATATATCTCAGTGACTTTGTCAAGAGTGTCTTTTGAAATCATACCTTTTTGATATGAATACAATGAATAAGCGTAACAATCTAGGATACATCTATCCAAAACTACATTTTCCTTCAGAAGGTTATCTTTGTGAAAATGCGCTATGACTAGCTGGGTATAGTCGTTTCCATCTTCGTTTATCTTGATTTTTCCCTGGTTCTTTAAGTTTCTAATTCCCTCAAAAACAAACTCATATCCTGAAAGTTCGGGCATCTTTTGTAGTTCTTTTAACACCGTGCTTTTCCCTGTACACTGAACCCCTGAAATAGCAATTTTCAAATCATCACCTCGCGCCATACAACTTATACATATTATACAACATAGTCACACGAATCATCACTCGTTTATTTTACACATACGTTTAAGATTAGGATTTAATAAATGATAAAACACATCTGAGGAACTCAGGGAAATGCCTGCGGATAGGTTGAATGGTTTCAAATCCAAATAGTGTTTGAAACTCATTCAGCCTGGCTGAAGTATGAAACATCATCCTTTATGAAGCGGGACGGTTCACAATTTCCTTAAACATAGTTGTATTATAAAGAATGTCATCTTTTATTTTTTTTGTCGCCTCTAAATCCTGGGCGTCATCAACTGTTAACACCGGCTTTGAAAAAATAGGGTATCTATTTCCTTCAAAAGCTGACATGACAGGATTAGAAGTGTCAACAGTGTCGACCCACCTAAAGTTTCTGTAGTAGAAAAACTCTGTTGCGTCGGAGCATCCTAAGAGGTGATGTTTCTTCGACTCATCTATGTTTACGGAGTTAATAAATCTGTATCTCCCTTCTACCGCGGTTGGAAACTGTTTATATGCATCTTCTGCAAAATTAAAAGCTATCTTTATATCATAAGACTTAAAAATATCATAGGCATCCTGAAACTCTTTCATTGTTTTTCCATGAATTGTTGCTATCTTGAGTCCCGGAAGGTTACCATATTTGGTCATCCAGTTATCAAAAAGGTCTAAGTTCTTCGGGAAGTCATTGAAACAGTCAGGAATAAGATACTCTGAAGGTTTCAGTTCCTTGACACAATCAGCGAATACATCAGGGTCAAAAGTCTCTTTTAGTTCATATAAAGAATTATCTAAAATTTGTCGCCGGTTTAGGCTTTTGGATTTTTTAAAGAAATCCATGTACTCAGGGAATTTAAAAATTTGGTGTATTAAAAAATAATCATAATCATTGAACAATAAGGAAAAATCCAAAAGTGTCCTAGGGACTTCATGACTAACTAGCATATTAAAACTCCTTTTTCCTTATTATATAGTAAATGCTTTTCATTTCAATCCCGGTTTTAAAATTTTTTAAGGCAATAAAAAAGCCTTTGAAAGGCCCTTTTAAAATGATTCAAATTACCAGCTATGCCCAATCAGCGAAATTGATTTTTCCTAGTTTCTTAAGGGTTTCTCCAACCTTTTCAAGGTCATCCAAGGTGGAGACTTCAATTGTAAGATCGAACGCCCAAGGTATTGTTGGTGACTTTGTAAAGGTTACAACAAACTCGCCGAAATCGACTTCAAACCCATTACGGGTTTTGGAAATCTTCGAGAATTTAACGCCTCCCCATTTAAAAATACTTCCGAGGTCCAGGTCCTCGTTGAGGGACTTTTTGAATTTCATTGTATCTCCTTAATTAAAAATCTTATTTATTTATACCGTCTTTCAAGGAGGCTAGACCCGAGGCGTTTACTTTGCATTCAAAAATTCCTGGCGTAACTGGGGGTCGCTTAGGAACTTACCCTTACAATACAGGGTAACTGTGTTTGCGTTCGGGTCGCTTGCACCCCTCAACGACATGCATGTGTGCGATGCGTTTACCATTACAGCTACATCTTCAGTTTCAAGAATAAAACTTAGTGCTTCTGCGATCTGCGCTGTTAGTGTCTCCTGCGTGTTTGGTCTTGCGCCTAAAAACTCAACAATTCTTGAAAGTTTTGAAATACCTATAACTTTGTTGTTAGGGATATAAGCAAGTGAACACCCAGGACCGAATGTAACTGAACTGTCTGAATTGCCTTTTGTACCAAAAAACGGCATAAAGTGATGAGAACAAACACTTACAATCTTAATATCTTTCAAAAGGACAAAATTGTTGTAACCTATGAACTGATTATCAATAACAGTGCACTTAGGGAAATTATTCCAGTTCAACCCGTAAAAAAGTTCCTTTGCGTATAATTTTGCAAGCCTTTTAGGAGTATCTACAAGATTCCCATCATCAAGATTCAATCCTAATGTTTTAATAATGTCTCTGAATTGTTTTTCCAGTTTGTTCAGTTTTTGCTTTGATGGTTGGAAATCACCGCTCTCAATATTTAACAAGCCTTTAGACTTTAAATAATCTCTAACTTTTAAACCAAGTTCAGAATTTGTTTTTTCTTTTTCTATCATTTTTCTCTCTCTTATCCAAAATACACTGCTTCTGATTTAGGTGTTTCCTTATATGAAACACTGAAAACTTTAACATCTGTACCATTTTTTTGATTGTATTTACGTACAACATTGCTCACAAGATCGTACACCCATTTTGATATGTTTTCTGAGCTTGTTGTAAAATCAACAACAACAAAACAGTCAAGATACTCTCTAATGTCGCTATCGCTTATACCATCGAGATCAATTTTAAAACAATTCCAGCCAGTGTCAACATATTTAATTTGTTTATTTTCATTATACTCTGAGTATACTTTCGACACCACCTTATCAAGAACTGGATCAGTTCTACTTATTAAAGTTCTGTGATCCATAACATCATCAATAAATTTTTTTACAAATCCTAGTTCGTTGTAATCAAGAACCATATCATCTATTAAATCATTAGATGTAAGCCTAACTTTTAATTCAAACGTATGACCATGGAATCTTCTACACTTTAAAATTTTGGAATTGTTCTCAGTAAATTCTGAATCTAATTTTTGATTGTGAATCCTGTGACCTATGTCAGCAGTATATGTTTTTTCAACTGTATACATTACAATACCCTCACTTCATTTAGCCCAACTATTACCATATAAAGACACGTGCAATCTAGGACTTAACACATAACCCTTGTTAAGTGCTATGTCTGCAACATGCTTAAGATTATCATTATATCTGCTCTCGGTACCGCCTTCAGGCATTATGTACACCTCCGGCACGGATACGTACGAATCGTTAATAATGTGTTCAACTTCATCAACATCCTCATCGTTAGACACTACAAATTTCACGTACCACTTTTTTGTACCGTCTGAGCGTGTGAGCGAGTCGATATCACTCCACACGTCATACCTTATAGCCTTGTCTTTAGGAACCCCTGAGCATGTAAGTTTTGGTGACACACTGAAAATAACGTTACACGGAGACAGTTGACATTTAAGTTGATCTGTCAACTTCATAGTACCATTTGTTTCAAATGTTATGTGTTTGATGTGAAAATCAACAATTTTTAGAAAATCAACTATGCTTTTTTGAGTACCAGGTAACAGAGGTTCACCACCCGTGAAAACAATATCAACACTTTTGACATTTACAGGTATAACCGACTTAACTTTTTTTAGCAGTTCTTCGGCAGTAATATCAGGACTGTAGTCTTTCAACTTTGGATGCCAACTTGGATAGCTGTCACAACCAGTTTTCACAAGAGGTAGTGACTCATATGTGGGGTATTGATCTCTGTGCGCAACAACCATGTCAGCAACATCATCAGCTTCACTGCTGTGTTGACCTTTTGGCATACCAAACCCAGGACATCTGAAGTTACAACCAAAAAATCTGATAAACACTGATGGGTGACCTACAAGCAACCCTTCACCTTGTAGACTATAGAAAACTTCACTAACACGCATAAAATTAACCTCGATTTAGAAATTTTTAAAGTATTTTAAACGTATTTTAGTGAAAAATCAAGCTTTTTTAGGACCAACCAAATGGATCAGTTTCATCATTATTGACCACAGGTTTATATTGCTTTTCATCATTTGTACTGTTTTCTACGCTTGTAGGGACTGTGTTCTTCACTTCAGCTTCTTTGGTCAATTTAGTCTCGTTTCTTAGAAGTGTGTCAAAATAGCTATCAAGACTTTGGTATGCATCTAGAGTTTCCTGCACATCTTCTTCTATGTTTGATTCTTCACTATCGACTTCTAGTGTGTTAACCAGGTCTGTCTGCTCTATGTTGTCGTGTAGTTTGAACTCGTATGTTCTCAGGGTGAGCTTAAAAGCTGTTTTAGCATCTGAGTAAGCCCATAAGTTGTTTATGTTTGGTACTTGATGTTCGGCATCGGTAACTTCAAGAACTTTGTTACTTGGTAATACTATTAAAGAACTTAACATTTTTTCTATAGTCAAACCATATTCATACGCTTCTACAGATGATATGTAAACAGTTGTGGAATCTGATGACGTAAAGCCAAACTCAGTAAAGTCATACGAGCCATCAAACTCTGCTGTGTTTTCAGAATATAAGTGGACATCAAAAATATTTTTACCATCTGTTTTAATACTGCTCCAGTCGCCAAACACAACTGAATCGGGGTTTTCTTTTTTTGTGAGTATTAGTTTTGATTGTATACCATATAACTTTATGAATTCATCAGTTAAATTTGTGTGTAAGTTGTACTCGTTTGAGTGTGAAAAATTAAAGTTCATAATACTACTTCACTGGTTTGAAAAGTTATATATATTTATAATTCCACAAAATTTCACACTTTAAATACGTGGAGATTATAAATATATATGAGTACATAAAAATAGGAGGGTTAATATGTCCGTAGAGTCATACATGAGAGAACAAGGTATGATTAACATCTACCGTGAAATGGAAAAAATAAGAATCAAAGAAAACGAAGAAGCATTAAAAAATGGATGCCAGGGTGAACCTGGTCACTCTGGTGGTCAAGATGAAAATGAAGATGTAGAATCGATTACTACAGATGATATCGATGACATATTTGATGATCAATGGTAACCCTTTCATTTAGCATGTGTTTAGACGTTATATAACTGTACTTAACACGTGTTAAACCAAATCTAAACCTCCTCCCATTTTTTCAAAGTGCTCATAAACTCTTAGAATTTTTAAAGAGTTTATTGTCACTTTGAATTCTTGAAGATATTAACTTACAGTTAAAAATTTCAAAGTGCTCATAAACTCTTAGAATTTTTAAAGAGTTTATTGTCACTTTGAATTCTTGAAGATATTAACTTACAGTTAACTTTAACAATTGATTATAATCGCGTTTAAACGCACTATTTTTAAACTTTATTGCTTAGTAATGTATATATATTATTATACAAAAGAATTCTCAAAATAGCGCGTTTAACGCGCATTTATGAACGTTTGTTTAGTTATTCACTAGATTACATGTTATACACTGTATCTGACACTTCAAACTCTTCAGGAATGTATGAACTTGCTAGCCTGTGTTTATATTGTTTGTAGAACACACCGCCATGTACTCTAATGCCAAAATCATCAACAATATCGTATATGACCGACTGCTTCTTGTTATTGTGCTTGCGCATCAAACGACCTAAAGATTGTGATATCGTAGTGAATGACTTTAGAGGTGAAGTAAACACAAGGTTGTGAAGATTTTTAATGTTAATACCCGTGGATGCAACCGCGTAATTTGCTATAAGAATAACCCCATCTTCCTGCTCCAGGAAATTTCTCTGTAATTCTCTTACAGTACCACTTTGTTCACCATTCATGAAAAGAACTTTGTACTTTTTCTGAAATTCAAAAGAGTCCTTACCAACAATTACTGAGTCATCAATAGTAATATCAGGATATAATTTGTTCATTACTTTTGTAAATATCTCTTTACCATGCTCTGTATGCTGAAACAAAGCTAATGTGTTTTGACCTGATTGTTTTAGTTTAACCAACAGGTTGGATATCATTTCTTGTCTTGGTTGATACTTCTTTATGAATTCCAGTTGTTTACTGTAGTTTGTATCTGAGTCCGTTCTTGATATATTGTTAAATTCTGTCTTATCTTTATATGGATAATTTAGAAAAATTGTTTTAATTTTAACAGGTGTTGCTAATCCTCTGTCAATAAGTTCTTTCGATGTTATTATTGTTGATGGCTTACCAAATAATCCAAGCAGTGTCATCAGGGCAACGGGATCGTCATCAGGTAAAGTACCTGTGAAACCGAGTTTAATTTTCGTGTCAGATGATTTTAAAACGATGTCTCTTAAAATATCTGCTGATGCTCTGTGACATTCATCAACTATTATATAGTCAAAATTCAACTTTTTAAGATTAGGCATTTCTTTCTGCATTGATTGCCATGTTGTTATGGTAAGACATGTATCAAAATTAGAGTGATGTTTATTACCTAACAGTTGTATTTGATTGTTGAGATCGTTAAACCCATAGGATTCAATATCAGACTTGAATTGTGTGAGTAGGTTTATGTTAGGTACTACTAGAATACCTTTGTAATTTTTTTGCCTGAAGAATTCAAGAATAACTGAAATTGTAAGTGATTTACCTGATCCTGTGCATGCTTTAAAGAGCATCTTGTTATTTGTCAAAGCAAGTTTGATGTTGTTTAGTTGATAATCATGAGGTTGAAATGGAAATTTTAAACCCGACAAAAAATTGTTTACCTCAATGTCCGTGACATCGTTAGACTCATCTATAGGCTGTATACCGAAATTTTTAAGTGCATGCCTTAAACCATTGTATATGAGTAGATCATCATTAACAAATTTAGTAAAGTATATGTACTTGTCTTTTATACCAAGCTTGACCAACTTATTGAAATGTGACTTAGGATCTTCAACTTTCAGATATTCAATAATGTTTTTTCTAGTTTGGATGTCTGCTGTTATCAAAGAATAACTTTCATTCAATTTTTTGACCTTTACTTCAACCATTTTTCAAACTCCGATATTTCATTGTCAATTTTGTATAATTTCAAACCATTTGTATTATACAATTTGTATCCACACAATTCAAGTACTTTTTTTAATTTGTTGTCTATAGTATTATAAAGATATTCATGTTCAATCTTATCATATTTCAAAACGGTATTCCATATAGCTAAGTCATTTTTATTCTTAGTCAAACAATCAGATATGATGTTTTTAATTTTTGTTTTGTCAAATGTTTTAATGATTTTGTACCTTCGAATTATGTTAATATAATCATAATTACTCAGAATTTTTTTAAAAATTGCATTTTTAACCTCTAAAGGACACCCTGGTACTATGTTTGTTTCAATTTCATCAAGCAATTCAAATATGTTTTCTTTTTTGTGATCAAAACAATCATCAATTTTTGATAATGACAAGTACTCGTTGAGACACGCTTCTCTAAATTTTTCAGTGTCATTTTTAACCTGGTTTATGTATGGTAGTAATATATTCGACTCAAATTTTTTGTCTATTATAGTCGGTGCATTTCTAAACTGATAAGACAGTAAGAACATGAAAGCATCTTTATGATTGTATTCTATGATATTCTTAAACTGATCTATGTACACCGCCTTTTCACCTAAATCTGATAACCTGAGGTCACCATACTTTGTCACAGTAAACAAACCATTGAGCTTGTAATCCTTGTTGAGGTTTTCTGTGTAGTCGTCTTTAATTTCCTTGTATGTTGTTTTAACATAGTTTATTTTGTTCTTAACATAGAAATGTATCTCCTTAGCATTTCTTGACCTTCTAATCATCTGTAAGGAGCTTATGACATTAACAGTGTTTGAATTATCATAGTGAAAATGATATTTTATGTTGTTAAGAATAGAAACACCGACAGTCAGTGTAGGACTGTATATAAGAACATCATATGCACAGTTAAAATTAGCAAACTCGTTGTATATGAGTTTTTTTGTGCATTGTGGTGTATCCGCAGTCAGGGTGACAATTTTAAGACCATATTTTTCAAGTAGGTACTTTAGTGCATATATGTTATTCAGGCTTGTGCACGATATTGTGATTTTATGCTTCTTAGCATGTACGACAATACTCTGCACAAAACAATTGTAATCACTGTAGCAGTATGTTTTTATGTCTTCTCGATACCCGTTATCAATGAGCCATGCCTGTGTTTTTGTTTTTAAGAATACATCTTCAAAACCTGTCAAAAAAGCATCTGCTATGACAATTTTTTTATTGAAACATGCAAAAAATTTAGCAAAATTTTGAAGTGTGTTATTCAAAGAATCTCTGCTGTGTAACAACAAACTTGTGAACTCATCAAAAATAACAACGTCAAAATTCCTTGTGTTATATTTCCACAAGCTGTCATACTGAACAATAATACTGTCACCAAGTTTGTATCTGTCTAGATTGTATATTTTTAAGTTATATTTGTTTTTGAAATCTTCTGCAACTGATATTCTGTTGGTGCATACAAGTATTCTCAGATCTACATCTAAAGCATTTTTGATGATTTCTTTAATTATGACGGACTTACCTGTTGCCATCGGACTCTTAATAGCTATTACACCGTCTTTTGTGTACAAAAAGGACTGTATGCACTGTTGTATTGTTTTTGTAACGCTCAGCATAGCGTCATTAACAACAATTGTGTTGTATTTTAAACTAGTTTGTAGTGCATCATTATAGTCGATCTTTTTGTCTAAGAATTTTTTTACCTCAGGTAAAGACTTCACGTCGTTAAAAATGTTTATTGATTTGTTTTCATTATAATGATGCATTATGAATGGTGAATCTTTGAACCAAAAATACCCGCCAATTGTTTTCTGTTCAGATGGATGTTTAAACACTATACAGTCATTATTTTCCTTAATCGCTTCAAACCCCATTTGATGAAACGTTTTCAAACAGTAGTCTTCTATGCTTACAACATTATCGATGTTGATTTTAGGAACAACAAAATCATTGTTAAGTATTTTGGTAAGTCTTTTAGAATTATACAGAGGCCGGTAAACAAAGTTATACGGAGCACCTTTATAGTTATCTATAAATACTGAGTATTTACCTATAGGTGCTGTTAGCGTAGCTAATCTTGTTGTTGATGTGTCAAGATTGCAGTAGCATTCTAAATCATCATGAATTTGATTAACTAAAATTTTTAAATTATTCAATGTCAATGGTTGAATACACAATATCCCTTTCAGATTGTAGTTATCAACTCCGTTGTAGCTTCTTGATTCACCAATGATACATTTGTAGTTTTTAAAATACTTGAGAATGTTACTCTTAGAGTTTTCATCTTTAACTTCATTTATATCTAGTATAACATAATCAAAAGTGTCATTGTAGTAATTTTTTAAGTATGTTTTTCTTCTGAAAGTTCTTACGTTTGTATTCAGCGGTAAATTCAAAACAAACCCAGTCACCATCAATCTATATGCACTTGATAGTTTATCAGTTTCAACTGTTTTGAAATCAAATGTCAGGTCATCATATGGTGACAGAGGCGCTTTACCTTTGCTATTCTTTGTCTCAAAAGTAGTTAGAATCATAGCTCCAGGCCATTTAGAACATTATCTATTTTAACAGGTCTTGACGGTATGTCAGGTATGGTTGGTTTGTCAACAACTTCATGTTTCGCTTCACTACCGTAGTTGGTGTCAATAATATCACTTTTATCATGATTTTTAGAAACCCTCTCCGTCACCACACTTGTACCATCATCAAAGTTTATTTTCAACTCAGAAATATCTTTTGTGCATGTTATATGTAATTCAAACATATTTTAAAAATCCGCATTCAACATCTCATCAGGAATAGACCCTTTTTCTCTATTCATACTATCACAAAGCAATACTGGTTTAGTACTATCACTTTTTGGGTCTGTTTCTATTTTAAGAGTATTTTTCTGAAAGTCAATATGTATATCAATCTTGTCAATAAATTGTTCATTTGGAATATCTTTTATTTCAATTATCATTTGTAACTCCCTAAAACATCATAAATTTTTGTTTGTCAGTTTCACTATAATACAAAGGCATATACAACTGTCCGTTTAACGCATAAGGTGTACTATTAAACTTGACAAGTCTTTCTTTACCCATAAGGACTCTATAGTTTATATCAGTTTCAAATCTTTCAATCTTATCGTTCTTCTCCATTATAACATCTTCTCGAGGTATAATGGAACGGATTAACGGACTGCTTACCACACACATTTTTAATCTGTTATCAAGATACCTCCCTAAATAATACACTTTACTGTTTTTATCTACATCTGAAAACCCAAGTATATCATTTTTTGACCTGATTCTTACCAACCACGCAGTTGTGTTTTTTATATCATTCCACACGTCGTTACACATGTATCTATCAACAAAATGCTTGTAGCTGTTTGATCGTCTGTAATACTTGTAACTAGAATCAGGGTCTAAAGTTATAACCTTAGACACCAAATATCTTTCTTCTGACACAGGACATACGTCATAGTTCAACATGACTGGGGTTCTCGGAATGTCAACATACCATTTGAAATCTCCAACCGTAGATATGTACTCCTTGTACTGTATATTGTTATTTTTAAGTGCTGAAAGACACTGATTGTAAAAATCTACACTGTAGTAGTTATCTATACTTACAAGCATTTAAAAATCTAAGCCATCCAGTCGGTTCACAAAGTTTAATGGTAGTGAAGTAACCAGCGACCCTAAACCATTATTAGTTAAAAAATCAACAAACTCTTCAGTGTTAGAGTCAGTCTTAGCATCTAAGAAATTACTAATACATTTGTTGTAAATGTCCCGAGGTATATAGTCGTCTAAGACGAGTCTTTTGTTACGTTCAAAATTTTCTCTATACAGAGGGTTTGAATCTAAGAACTCATCAAGTCCATTGTTTTCAAGTATTTTTTTGACACTTGCTACACCAAATCTTGGGTTACACCACACACGTTTTTTACCCTTATTGTCTAAAACATCGAAATCACTTTCAATTTGGTCCTGCTCCTCGTATGTAAGCATGTTGTATGTTTTCGGTGTGTAATCGAGATTTTTGGATCTCAAATACTCTTCAAACGGTTCAGAGAATGCAGTGTTATTTGTGATCTTTGGTACACCATCTGCTAAATCTCCTAATATTACATGTTCATGTAACCAAAATTCCATACTACCACCTTTAAGCTCAGGCGTAATCCATTTTTTTGTCATTGGCGAATACTGTTTAACATCACCGTACTGTTGCGCCTGAATCATATCTTTGTCCGAACTTATTATTAACACAGGTTCGTCTGCAGAAAATTCCCTTGCAAGACAAAGTATGACGTCATCACCCTCAGCTGTATCAACACTCACAACTTTGTATGGTGTGTTGATACTGAGTTGTTCTATGAGTTTGTTCAGTTTATCAAAAACATCACTAAAAGGAATTTCAGATCTTTCCCTATCCGAAGATCTTTTTTCTTTATAGTGTGGATAATATTCTCTTCTCCAGTTACCATTGTGCGTGTTATCCAAACATAAAACCATACTACCGTACTTGTACTGAAAGTCGTTTTGTATGCTGAACAGTTGATCCAGTATGAATGCCTCGGCTACTTGTATGAAGTCGTTCACGTTGTACTTGCCGTTTTCTTGTATCTCGGGTTTAGCGTAAGCTATTGAGCCAAAAATATTTTGAAAAATAATACCATTTAAATCTACTAAAATCATTTTTTTACACCATAAAAAAGTCACTGTAATTATTTATATACAGTGACTCCTTCTATGCTGGTGATTGTAATACTACAGATTATTTAAAAAATCAGACAAGTCATCTTTTTTGGTGTCACTTTTTGCCTGAGGTGTAGCATTAACTTCAGATACAGGTGTATCATCTGCTGTTTCTATCTTAATGTCGTTTGATGTACTACCCGCTGAACCGATTCCAAAAGTACCTCTACAAATACGTTCGAGTTCTTTGTGAAGTTCATCATAAGACATAAAGTTTTCTTCCTTAGTAAACTCGCCTAAGTCATATGTGTTTTCAAGAATATCTTTAATACACTTTTGCTTTGTTTCATCACTAACGACACCATAAATTGTATTACCATTAGGTAACTGCATGAACTCTGAGCTATCATAAGATATAAAACCTGTATCAGCTTTATAACATTTCAAGTTCATTACCCAACCTTTCAGAGGGTTAAACACTTCCTTACGTTGCATTCCCATTGTTTTTTCAGCATCAGATAGTGTTAGCATCGATTGAATTTTCTGAGCCATTGTTTTAGAAAATGCATAAAGGAATATCTTACCTTCATTTTCAGGATGCATAGGGTCTTTAATGATCTTAATGTTGCAAATCCATTTTTCCTTAGGTTTAAACAATCTTGCGATATCTTTGTTTTCGTTGTAGTGGTTTATGTATGTTTCATTGAATGGACATGGTTTACCAATTGATTTAGGACTCCATGCGTTGATCCACTGTTTTGAACCTTTAATGTCCAGTGTGGTTTCAATTTTGAACATTTTTTTGATGAAAGATTTATTTTTGTCAGGTAACAAAGCAATAATAGCTTGTCCGTTAGAGTTCTTATCTTTGTCAAGCTTGTAAAATCGTTCATCGACATACTCTTTCTTTTCCTCTTCAAAAGGGTTAGCACCGATAGCATTTGTCATGTTATCAAAATCAAAAGAATTTAAATCAAAATTTTCCATTTTTTGTTCTCCGAATTATTCAATGTTTTTTGCACTAATTACTAAGTTAAAAAATTCAGTGTTCAACGTAACCCTGTAAGCGTTACGTTCTTCGTTATATTTTATAATTATTTTGTAATTTCTCAACGGAAGTTTAGAAATTGTATCCAGTGAAATACCTATGTTGAAATTTTTTTCACTCTTTTCTTGTTTTTCAATTTTAAACGAGTTAGACGACGTTTTAAAATTACCAACTTTTGTAAGCGTTATACATGTATGTTCGTCACATGAGATAACAGCAGTGTCAAGTTCCTTGAAAATACTATGAGCGTCATTTAATTTCTTCAAATCTTGACTTGTTAGCTCCATTTCAAGTACTGACGGGAATGTTTCATTCTTGTCAAATTGCTCTTTTTTAAAGCTGAGTTGGTTCAAAACTTCTACAGCAGTCGTTAAGTAGTTTACTGATGTTGTTTTATCTTTAATCTTAATTAAACTGCCTTCGACAACTACTTCATGATCGTCGTCAAACAAGTTAAATGTGTTTAAAAAATTTGACAGATCATAAAATCCTATAGGTGTTTCAAATCCATCAGTGTCAAACTTACTCAGATCAAACATATACGCAATATCTGAACTTTCAGTTCTACCTGTTGTGATAGGGTATGTCAACACAATAGAATTAGTTATTTTATTTATTGTTTTCAAAAAATTTACAGTTTCTTTATTAAACAATTTATTCACACTCCATTTTCAATTATAAAGATATTTTGTTTTTCTTAACAAGTTCCTGACCAAACATTGCCTGGCCTATTGAGTTGTAGTACTCATAATTAGATTTTGGAACTAATATGGTGTTACCCATGTAGTTACCACTGGTAAAAATAGATGAACCGCCACCCGATAAGAAAATGTAATCACACTTATCAAGTATGTTGCCATATTTTTCTTCAACTAATTCAAGCAGACCTTTGATATAATCTTTTTTGATGTCAATTATTTCACTCTGATAGTTAAACAATTGTCCTCTAAGTTTATATGTGTTAGTATTCAAAATCTCTTTTGCTTCATGTAGGTTGATACCTCTACCATGTTTTTCTTGTATTAACTTAGCAACCTTGCTTGCAATTTTCATGATTCCTTCGTGTTCAATACCCTCAAATACGGATGCCGATGTCTTACCGTCAATAACTCTAAACATGTCAAGGGTGTTAAATCCAATA